GCTTTCTTTATTGCCCTCATATTGTCCTTCGGCTTTTCTTACACCAAATCCAGCTTTACGAGCCATAGAAACAAGTTCTTTGTTTCTTGCTGAGATTTGTTTCTTTGTTAGACCAGGCCTTTCGGTAGACACTGCTATAAAATGTCTGCCTTCTTTTTCCAGTTTGTTCATACGAGAAAGAGGATTACCTTCCTCAATCGTTCCATACTTTCGCATACGCTGAAGGTCGGTCATTCTATCTGTAGATGAGAAGCTTCCGCCGAATGGATCATCATTGCCCAATCTCTTATCTCTAGCTTCACGCTCTTTTGGCGTTAACATTCTTGTGCTATCCATACCGCCCATCTCGGCGCGAGTGTGAAACTTCTTCTCTTTTGGATCATAAAAGCCAGCTTCGCCCTCAGCAGGTTTGCCTGGCTCTGTCATGTGTCTTTCACGAATTTCAGCATGATCTTCGCCGCGACGACCTCTCAGTATTTTTCCTGATGGATGTCGAATAGCAGGCTGAACTCTTTCACGAAATGATACTTCTTCTGCTAGATATTCTAAAAACGTTTTCATTGTTTTCTTCCTAAAAGGGTACGCATTGTTGTGACATGTTCTCTGTCTTTTGCCTTCTCTACTTCAGGCAATTCATTATACGGAACATGTTGTGCAGCATTATAATCAGCTTTGGGATTACGCTTCATCCATTCATTATGTACATGCTCAGAGGCGGCTTCCGTATCATTTCTATGTTTACGAATTGCCATGAGAGCAGCCTTACCAGCAGCAAGGTTTTCTTTTTGCCAGTGCGGATGAAGTTTATCAAAAGGCACATTGATATTTTCTTCTTTTCCAGTAACTGGATTTTTTTTCGGTCTTTTTGCTCCTACACCTTCGCGCTTTTCGAATCCTTTACGCCAATCTTCATGCGCTTTAGAAGCAAATTGACGGACAACTTCTTGTCCTCTACCTTCTAATAATAAAAATTCTTCTCTGATAAATCTCTCTAAGTTTTCTTTCATAGTCCCATTGCGTCCTTTTGAATGATGTATGATTTGACGAGGCCAGAACGAACGATATCTTCTTTCTGAAACTCAACATGTTCAAAAGTATTTATTCTTTTTGTGATAGCCATCAACTGTGTGATGCCTTCTTTTTCGTGTGGCTTTGTCAAGTCTGTCTGTCTAAAGTCGCCGCAAACAATCAGACGGCTTTCATCGCCCATTCTTGTCATTACTGTATCTGCTTCTTGAAAGGACAAGTTCTGACTTTCATCCAGAATCACAATCGCATTGTTGAATGTGATACCACGCAAGAATGAAGTTGTCGTAAACTGTACAAGACCCTTCATCTTGAGAATGTCATAACCATCACCACGTCCAAATAGATTGTCGCAAATCTCGCGGTATGGTTCTTCGTAGACAGCAGCCTTCTCTTTCATAGAGCCAGGAAGAAATCCCATGTCTCTGGAAGGTACAACTGAGCGAACAATGATTATCTTATTGTATATTAGACTGCCTGTCAAGATTTCATTTAGAGCAAGATAGAGCGCACAGAATGTTTTTCCTGTACCAGCAAATCCGTGAAGCATTAGGTGATATCCTTGACGATATGCATTGAATGCTCTTTCTTGATTTGGTGTTAGAGGCTTAATGTGCTTCAACTCAAAATGAGCAGCCTGCTTCTGTGCATCTGGTGTTGGTTTCTTGTTCTTAGGTTTCTTGGACATTTTGTCTCCTTTAAAAGCAAAAGAGGACGAATCGCCTGCGCGACCGTCCTCTTTCAAAAAATGTGTAAACTTTTTAGTTCTCATATTTCCTTACGGATATGCCAACGCTTTTCAATCTCGCTTTTGTTAGCGCCTGGTACCTGCTTTACTCGGTTAAGCACATACTTTTGAAAATCTGCTGGCGGTTTTGTGACACCAATACCTACTGGGTCAACAAGGTTCATACGGAATGTTTGATTGACCTTGGGATTGTCCTCAAGGAATTGTTTTAGTTCTTCATAGGACATAGTGAGTTCAAACTCCTCACTCGTCTCTGTATCTTCAAATGAATAAACTGGCATAATCTTATTTAGTATCCTTTCTAGCTGCCCATGCCGCCAATAGTCCGATCTGTTCGTTCATACAGTTGCGACCAATCAACACCATATGCAGGGCATACTTCTATATATTTGGGCAGATTGTTTTGGTCCTTCTCACCGAGTTCACCACACACGAACCAAGTGTCAGGCAGTTGTTCTGCATAGATCCGACGAATGATGACCTGCTGCCTCTCTATAATGTCCATCATCTCAGCAATCTCAGTTGCAGCGTCCTTTACAATACAGGATGATTCATAATCTGGCTGCTTCATATAGATAGAGCCAAGCTTAGTAAGCAACTCTTTAAGTTCGGCGTGATTCATCATACAGTTCCTTTGCTCTTTCAATGGCCTCTTCAAGCAATGCTTCATCATGCTCGGTCATCATGTCCCGATCAATCATAGCCAGAGTGAAAATCACTCCGCGCATTTTATCAATCTCATTCTGCTGTTCTACAAGCTTGGCTGATGCTTGTGCTAGTTCTGCTTCCATAGCGCGGATTTCACATCCTTTATGAAAGGCATCAATCATATCCATGCGGGCTTTTCGCGTTTCGTCCATTTGTGCATTCTCTCTTTTGCGATACGATAATAGTTGCGATAGGATTCTACGTGATCATTAGGCACTTTGTATTCATCAGGCATTGCAGGCGTCACTGGCGTTAGTTCAGCAATCTTGATGTTCTTTGGCGGATAAACGAGCCACTGTGACATAGCTTCACACTTATGGACTTTGCCATAACGATATGTATACTCATCCATCAGGGCAACAAAATGCTGATAAAGCCAGCCGTAGTTATGAACCGTAGCACGACACCACACAGCCGAAGGATGATTGATATGCGTAGCCGAATATAGCACTTGCTCACGATCATCAGGCAAACGCCAACGCTTTACATTGCGACCAGTCTTGGTCTTGTCAGTGTATTGTTCGCCATCTAGAATGCGATGAGCGGTGGACAAAAGCTGTGCGCTTTCTAAAACCATTTTCACGATATGTTTATCCACAAGCCACATTGCAGACTGAATCGGATCTTTATCTACGGCAAAAATGTTCATGTGTTATTTTCCAAATACCTTATTGCGTTCTGTAGAATCATTATATCATCTTTTGCATTACCAAGCAAAGTATTACAACTGAAACATAGAAGTCCTCTGACATTTCCTGTGGTGTGAGAATGATCTACACACAACTTATCGTAACGATGATCGGTATCGTTTCCGCATATGTCACACTTGAAGTTTCGTTGCTCATGCATTTGAATAACTTCCTCTTGCGTCAGACCATACTTCTTATAATAGTGACTGTATGCTTTTGTTCCTTCACCGCGCATCTTTCTCATATACTTGGTATTATATGTGCGATAGCAATCTTTACACCAAGGCTTGATGCCATTTTTATACTTGTGGAACGATTTGGTCTTAGGATCGGCTTTAGGAAAGCAGTCAATGTGCTTTGTCTCATTACATTGGCTGCAAATCTTTTGCTCTCCGTCTTGTGTGGTACGCATGATGTTACTCCTTGTTACAAGGGTATTTAGTAAACATCATCTTTACAAATCATTTTTACGAGTTTTTTACTGTTCTTGCAGTGTCATATGCTTTATACAACATTTCATTGGACATCTTTTTTCTAATATCACCCCATTCTAGAGAATAAATGAGATCATTCAGTTTGTTTTCAAGTTCAGATACTCGATTTTCAAGAATCTGAACTTGTTGCTCTAAATCATTCATCATCAATCCTCAATAGCATCAAGCCGAAACAGTTCGCCTGGTTCTACATTCAAAGTCCTGTCCATATCTTTACGACCATCAGGCGTCCAAGACCGAACACGGATCTTTGTCACTCCAGGCGGAACTTTCCATGTGGCTGTATTGCGACCATTCATATTGGCCGCGTTACTTACTGTAGCAAAAAAGGGCAGGGCTGTCAACCCCGCCAAGAGCCATCGCTTATTCATTACTTTTTCCTTTCAATCTTCACCTGCTTGAAGAGCAGTCCAAGACCCATAACAGCAAGCCAGTTCCAGAAACTATACTCAAGAA